TTCCGGCGGTTCGACCTCGGGAAGTTCGCCCTCCTCGACGCCCCATCCGGGATCGGTCGGACGCTCCGGCCAAGGCAGCCCATGTCCCGGCCGATGGACCGGGAAGAAATAACCGAGTTGCGGTCTGCGCGGCATGCATATCCCCTTTGTGGGTTAGGCGGGTTTGCCCGCCAGCCCTTACCATGCGAGATATTGCGGCGCTATCGTCGCGCGCGCACTTCCCGTTGAGTTTTGGCGTTGTGGCACGGCCAGCAGAGCGATTGCAGGTTTGTCGGATCGAGGCGGCGCTCCGGGGCGACGCGCACCGGGACGATGTGATCGACGATCCTGGCGGACGTCTCGACGCCCTGCAGCGCGCATTTTCGGCAGTTGGGCTCGACCGCGAGATGTTGGGCGCGCAGCGCGCGCCAGGCTGGATCGTAGCCGCGTGCAGCTGCGGGCGGTTGCGGGTTCCAGCGGCGCTGCTCCTGGCGGAAGGCAGCGAGCGAGGCAGCGCGCGAGGGTAGCCACGGCGCGCGGAACCGCGGCGGGCGCGCGTTCCTCATCGATCGCCGCTCGGCCCGTCCTGCGGCTGCTCCGCGGCGGCGGACGGTGGAGCGACGGCGATCGCTATCTGGCGGCGGATTTCGCCGATCAATGGATCGGCCTCGATCCAGGGTCCTTGTGCGATCATTCCCAAGACCCTTTGCCAGTATGCGGCAGCGAGGGTGACTGCGATCGGCTGCGACGCGTCGAGTTGCACCGAAACGCTGTTGTCGCCATAGCCCAAGGTTCCGTTGCTGCGCATGGTTGCTTCCTTTTTTTCAGAGAGTGCTAGGTCAATGCGGCGCCGGTTCCGGCCGGCTCCCCTCTAGCTCCTCGATGCGGTCGGCGAGTTCCTTGATCGCATTGACCAGCGCATACGACAGCGCGCCGATATTAAGCCCCTCGGTCATGACGCCCGCGTGGTCGGTAGTGCGCGAAACCATTTCCGGCATAGCCTCGCGGCAGTCGTCGAGCGCCAGACCGACAAAACGTCGCTCGCCGAAAATCATTGGCGTCAATTGGCGGATTTCCGCGAGCCCGTGCTCATAAGGCCCGATCGCGTCCTCGCCGAACCCTCCCCACGGGTTGACAATTGTGCCCGTGACGCGCAGATCGCCATAAACATCATGGGTGCCCCCGCTTTGCACAAAGTTGCCGGCAAGGCGGATCATGCCAACATTCCCGCGCGTGCCGGTTTGGCAGATATCAATCTGACCGCCATTGGACGAGAATGCCCCGCCCGCGATAATGGCGAAGTCGCCGGCGCTGTTGACCCAGCCGACTCCGAGAGTCCCGCTAACGTCGGCGGTGCCGCTCGAATAGAGATAGCTTGCATTGACGGCGCCGGTGACATTCGCGCTACCAAAGCATCCGAGGCTGGCGAAGTTGCCGTTGCCACCGACATCCAGATTGCCACTGATGAACGCACTAGGATTAGCTGTTACCACACGGCCCTGATATTGAGCGTCGACATATGAGTTGACGTTGGCTCCATCCCAGCCGAAACCAATCAGGTTGCTGGAAAACGCGGCGTATTGGACCCCGCCACCGCCAATATAGAGGGTCGTTATCGCGCCCAGCTGGCCGTTGACGTTGAGGGAACCGGTGATCGTGCCGCCGGTCAGCGGGAGATAGCCGCTCAGGTCGATCTGTCGATTGTCGACGTAGCCCTTGGTCGCGACCTCGAGCGGATTTACCGGGTCCTGGTTGAGATACATGCGGCCGTTCGATTCCAGGCGCACCAGCCCTCCGCCCCCGAGCGGATATCCGGTATTATCGACAAGACCGATCGACAGAATTCCGGGATCGCCGCCCACCGTCAGTCCATAGGCTGGCGCGGTCGCGGTTCCGGTGTTGATCATCGCGATACCGGGGTTAGCGCCCGAGGTTGCGATCAGACGCGGCAGGATCAGGTTGCCGGTCATCGTGTCTCCGGCGCGCAGCACAAATCCGGGTTGCACCGGGATGCCCGAAATCTGACGGGAAATCTGGTTGTCGATCGCTTTCCACAGCTGCTCCCGATCAAGCGCGTTGAGCGGCCCCAGTTCGATCTCGATGACGTTTGAAACTTCCTCTTGCAGCGCGTCGAACCAGTCCGGCTCCAGCTGCGTCGAGGATACCCCGGTTGCGATATTGCCGGCGGTGAACCCGTCTTTGCCGGGTCCGAATTTGTCGCGCTGGCGCGTCTCGGTCATGATCCGTTGCATCGTTCAGACCCCCATATGAGCGATGCGCGCTTCCAGCGCCGCAAGTCGCGTCTCGGTAGCGTCGCGCAGGTCATCGAATGCGCCGTCAACATAGCGCTTCGTCGCAACATCGAGCGGATTGATCGGATCGGCCGCGATCGTCATTCGGCCAGTGCCGTGCAAGCGGGCGATTTCCGTCGGTCCAGAAAACCAGGCGAAAACATCAGCCCCGCCGCGATTTCCAAACCACATCATGCTGCCGGCAATACCGATCGCGAGTTCGGCAGTATCGCCCGTCCCAGGAAACAGCACCAGCCGGGCACCCAGAGCGCGTCCGGTGGCGATCGGCGGACCAATAGCCATATTCCACAGCAGCGGGCCAGTCGCCCAGACGTTCGCTGCACGGAAGGTTAACACATCGAGCGGCGTGTCACCGATGGCGGCAAGCGTCAGATTGCGAAAGCCAGCGAGGTTCGGCCGACTAATAAACGCGGTTGCTTGATCTCGGCGATCGAGCACCAGATCGTTCGTCAGTAGCGAGAAATTGCTGGCGTCAATCCGCACCAGTTGCGTCGTCGGATTACCGGTTACTGGATCGGCAATCCCCAGATGCAGATATGCCGGAATGCCGCCCACCGAGATCGCATAGACTGGGCCGGCTCCGGTATTGTTCATCGAGAGCCCCGGGTTGCCGCCGGACGTGGCAATGATCCTGCCGGGGCCGGCGGCGGTGAGCAGACCGTTAAGCGTCGTCGTCCCGATTACAGTCAAATTCTGCCCGACAGTGACCAGACCGGCGGCGCCGATCGACAGTCGCCAAGCGGCAGCGCGCTCGTCCCAAATTTGAAAATTATCAGAAGGGTCTAAACCGGCCGCCCATATGTTTGTGGTGTTGCGCTGGAACATGATGCGGTTCCAGTATCCCGGCTCGCCCGTCACATTCAAACGCAGCAAATCATTGTTGGCGGCGGTTAAGACGGTCAGGCTGTTGTTGAGCGCAATGGTGTTTCCTGCAAGATCAATCTGATTGACGGCGCCACCTTGCGACCCGAGTTGCAGCCGCGCGCCGTAAAGGCGCAGCGTCTCATATGTCGCGGTAAAACTGTTGTCGACCCCTTCGATTGTCGAAAAACCGGGGGCGTGGTTGACGCGGATTCCTTGCGTGCCAGCCACGCCAGCGAGGCGAAGCGAGCTTGCGGCGCTTGTTGTACCGCGGGCTTCGAGTTCAGATGCGGCTAAGCGACCGGTGAGGCGCAATCCGGTATTGTCGAGAGTGGCGACCGGGTTGTTCGACGCGGTCGAGAGATACCAGCGGAAAAAGCCGTTGGCGGAAAACCACAAAGTGTTGTTCTCGATCCCCAGCGCATAATCGAACGTGGTGGCGGTGAGCCCATTGAACAGGACGATCCGGGTTCCAGGCGAACGGACAGCAACGGTCGGCGCTCCGATCGGTTCGTTAAACAGGAACAGGGGTCCGGTCAGCGGATTGGTGGGGCCGGCGCTGCGGTGCAACCGGGTGTTTTGCAGCGCCTCAACTTCGTCTTTCGCGTGCTGGAAATTGGTTCGTACAGACAGCGTCGAGGGCCCCGGCGTGCGCCCGTAAATCGGGACCGTAGGATCGATCAAAGACACCATCAGATCAGGTCCCGCCATTGTGTGTAGTAGCCGTCCCAGCCGGTTTCGTTGTCGTCCCATTCGGACAACATGATCGGCGGCAAATAGGCGAACAGGACTTTGGTCTGCGCTGGGGCGAGCGCGAGGATCGCGCATTCGAGCGAGTTGAAGCCCCACGACGCGATAAACTCGGTGCATTGCGAGACAGCGTTGAACCATGTGATCCGCTGCTCTTCATCGTGAACCACGACCATCCAGGCATGCGGCCAGTCGGGTTCCGGATTTAGCAGCGCAGTGCATTCCGACCACACCCGGAAGGGGCGGAATTCGATAATCGAAATCCGCCAGCCGAGCGCGGCGGCGAAATCGATGAATTGTTGCGGTGTGGTGACGGCCCCCGATTGCCGCTTGGCGATGATGTCGCGACGGCGCAGTTCCAGCGAGGGCGCGAGTTCCCCGACGCAAGGGTCCGGGAGCCCGCAGTCGGTTTCCCACATCGCGATCGTCTCGACGGTCGTCCGCGGATCGGCCTCGTTCAGCATCGCGAGGATGCGGCGATAGGCATGGAAATGATTTCCAGTCAGCCCTCTGACGAGACGCGGCTGAACGCCCGCGCGATGGTTGTTCCAGGCGATGCCGGGCGGCAGCATCGCCAGCGCCTGTTCGTCGAAATCTTCCTTGCGCAGCTCGGCCGGCGCGGCGCGGACGTCTTCACTCATCGGGCAAGCGTCGGCGTTGCGACGTATCTCACGGTTCCCAGGATCGGCAGTTCGCCGATCGGGATCGCGACGTCGTCGGCTGGCGCATCGATCTTGTGCGTCCGCACGCCAGAGGCGATCGATACCGCCTCCCAGATCCAATTGATCGCGATCGTCCCTCCGGGGCGGCCCTCGCGCAGCAGCATGTCCGTCAATTCGTCGATCACCGCGGCCTCGGTCGTTTCGTTGCGCGGGATCAGGTCGCGGATTGTGACATCGAGCAAATGCGCGACCGGCGCATAAACGAAAATCTCGGCAGTGACCGGCCGGCGTGCCTCGATATAGCCGAGCAACGCGGCGGCATCGTCCTGCGTCGGAACACCGCCCGGATAGGTGTTGTCCATCGCAAACCGGACGACGACGGTTCCGAGCCCCTGTTCGCGCGGATACACCCAGGCGCGAGTAACGCCAGGGAATTCGAGGGCCCAGCGGCGATAGTCGAAATCGGCACCGCCCTGCGGCGGACGTTGGATGCGGTCAAGGATGCGCGAGCGCCAAACGTCGACATCCTCTTGATCGGTCCCGCCGCGCATGTCATCCGGTAGACCGGCGCCGGAGATTCCGGTAATCGGGCTAACGGTGATCAGCCGGGTTCCCGCGCTCAGATTGCTGGCGGCCCCCGGTGCCACCGCTTCGATCGGCGCTTCGCGTGTCGTCCCTCCGACCAGGATCCCGTCCGCGGTCGTCCGGACCTCGATCAGCGTTGTTTGATCGCGGAACAGCGAGCGCGCGGGCAATGGTGCTGCACCGATGACATCGGCAATCAAGCGTCCGGTGGCGCGGGTCGCCTCTTTGCGCGGGACGCCCCATTCCGTCGCGTGACGTTCCAGGCCCGATTCGTTGGCGGTCGTGACGTGAATTTGCGTCGCGTAATATTCGATCGCATCCAGCTGTTCGTCCGTCAGTCCGGACGCCATGATCGCCAGCACGTTCAGATTGTTTTGCGCGAGGCGAGCATTTGCGGCGGGCAGATTTGCGTCGATGTCGGCGACCGCCTGCGCGATCAGTTCGGGGAGCGTCAGGCGCGCAAAGTTATTCGGGCCGGGCATCAGATGATCACTCCGGAAACCAGTTCGAGGCCGGCCAGTTGCCCCCAGGCGATCGCAAAGCGCCACCCGATCCGGGTTCCATCAGGCGAGACGATAACGGCAGTCAATTCGAGGCGTCCGGGCGCAGTCCAGACGGCGGACACTTCAGTTGCAGATGCGATTTCCTCGCGGATCATCCAACGCAGCGCTTCGCGGCCATAGGCTTCGGCGCGTAGGCGAGTCTGTTCGGTTTCCTTTTCGCGGGCGAGCAACCAAAGTCGGCTGCCCAGCGGATAGGTCCGGAACGCGTCGCCCCACCATCCGCGGCGGCCGTCCCCATCCGGCGGGACGTCGTCGGGTTCGCAGGTGCGGTCGGTGAACAAGCTGAGCATGACCGCCGTCCCAAGGTCCTGATCCGAGCGCAGGACCCCGGGCGTCACGAGCTCGTAATCGCCGCGGCTGATCTCGGCATTCCACACGGTCGCGATGTCAGGCATCAGGGCGCGCCCGTGATCGAACCGGTCGCGCGGATGTCGCCGTCGACGACAAGATCGCCGTCGATATGGACCCCGTCCGGGGCGATGATCGTCACCGCTTCCTCGACCTCGATTGCCAGCGTCTTCGCTTTGATGGTGATTTCCTCCGTCGCCTCGATCTCGACGTGTCGCTTAGTGGCGATCTTTAGATCGCCGTCTGTCGTCAGGCTCACCCGGACATCCTGATCGTTGTAAAGCACAACCTCGCCCGATTTCAGCCCCTTCGGACGCGATCCGCGGTCGTTGACGGCGAGGACAACCCCGTGATCTCGATTGCCTCCCACGAACGCGACAAGCGCATCGCCGCCGGCTGGCGGATTGGTCGACAGCCCATAGGTCTGGATGCGCTCGACGTCGTCGGCGGTTTCGTCCGCCAGCAGGGCGACCTGCATCGTCTGAATGTCGCCGTCGTCCGACGTTCCCTCGAGCGCGCCGCGGCTGATCATCATGTTGAGGCGGCGGATAAAGGGCGCTAAACGGCGATCCTCGCTCATGGGAAGTCCCCCGGGTGCGGGCGGAAACGCGTCATGATCGGGCCGGGATCGAGCAGCGCATAAAGCCCCCAGATGCGCATCCCAAAACGGCAGTAGATGACCGCAGATCGCGGGATCGGCTGGATCGTCGGCGGCAAAGGATCGGCGAGAGCCCCGCCAAGCCCCGACTGATAGGAGGAACTCCCCTGACCGCTATCATCCATCACCTTCCCCCTTTTGCTCGTGTACGGCCCCCGGAGCGCCCGGCGCGTGCTTAGATCATTGTTTCGCTTCGGTGCGGCGGCGTTCCCCGGCGACATAGTCGGCCCGCACCTGTTCCCAGATAGTCGATCCGCTGCCGCCCTTGCCCTTACCTTTCCCTTTGCCGCCCTTGGCCTTGCCCTTCTTCGTGTCGCTGAGCGAGGCGGGTTCGGGCGTCAGCGCTTCGGGCGGTTGCAGGGTAAGCGTCGTGATCGAACCGCGCGCGCCGAGTTCGTGCGCTGCTTTGATGATCGACATGTCGCGGTCGATTCCAAGCCAGGTGTCTTGCAGGCGGCAGAGGCGATTGACCGGCCATAACAGCCCCGCTTTCGTGTGCCAGCCCTGGACGACGATCTCGGCCTCGCGTCCGGCGCCCCAGCGCTTTTGCATCTCCCATTTGGCGCGTTCCAGCGCTTCGCCGTTGTTCGTCGAGGCCCCTTGGACGATGACCATCGGTCGAAAACGGCGGATCGAGGGATCCTCGACCTGGGCGACGGACTGCGCGGCTTGTTTCGGCCCGACCCCGGCTTTCTTCGCGGCGGGTTGCTGGCCTTTGACGATGTAGACCGAATATCGATCCTTATCGTCCAGCTTGGCGGTCGCGTCCTTGATGTTCTCGCCCTGGATCAGGTCGGTATCGCAATAGTCCTGCGAGACGCGCGTCACCAACAGCGTCCCGTCGGGCTCCTCATAGGCGAGGCATTGCCGCAGCTTGCATATCCGCGAGATGCTTTCCCACCCGGCCTCGCCCTGCTGGCGTTTGAAATCCAGCGGCGGCGACAGGTCCGCCTCGATCCGGACCTCGATCCCAAAGACGGCGGCTATCTGCGTAATGATCGTCCCGGCCGGCGTCTGTTTCCATTCGGTCGCGGCACCTTCCGGCGAACAGTCGCAAAGATCGCTGACCAGGCCGCGCCCGCTGATCTCGATTTGATGCTGTTCCGCGCCATAGGCCGGCGAAATCGAGTCAACCCAGCCGACAACGACAGGTTTGTCGCCGACGGTTCCGCGGATTGCATCTCCGGGCGCGAAGTCCCACAGAGCTTCCATTCCCGGCCAGTCGCGCGTGCCGATGACGCCCCACTGGATCGTCGCTTGATTGGCGGCACGTTCAATGCGGACGCGCAACCATCCGCCATAGTCGCGTCCGCGCAGGGTCAAAGTTAAATTTGGCGTCGGCGATGCCATCGTCTAAAACTGCCGTTGGCTTGGCACGGCAACGCTTGACGGGGCTGGATACGGCGTGGCTCGGATCGGCATGGCAGGCGTGGCGTGGTACGGCGGCGCTGGGCGTGGCGAGATACGGCATGGCATGGCAGGCGCGGCGGTCACGTCAAGGCCGGCGCCAATAGGATCAGCGGCATAAAGGACGGATGCGCGACCGGGTTCGCGTCGGCGAGCGTCGCGGCCTCGCGGGCGTCCTGATAGATGCGATGCGCGGCGACATGCACCGGCAGTGTGATCGCGGTCGTAAACACCGCCAGTTCGTTCACCGGACCGATGCGATCCGTCAGCAGATTGACGGCGGCAGTCAGGACGGCGCGCAGGCCGCGGACGACAGCACCGTCGTCGGCGATCGAGGCAGCGTCGATGACCGGCGCAAACATCAGCGTGAACGCGTCGCGCAGCTGGGTTGCGCGCTGCGGCGACAGCGGCGCGAATTGCAGGATGCGGGTCGCAGCGGCGAGCACCGCGGAACGGCGCACGAGCGCAATCTGCGCGGTGCGGTTCGCGACCTGGCGCCGGCGCGTCGGCGTGTATCCGCCCAACCGGGTCCGCGGGATCGGCGACAGCGACGTGTCCCATAGCGACAGCGCGGTCATCGTGGCGACCGCCGCGTCGTCCTCGACCAAAATTCGACAGGCGATCGTCGCGATGTAGCGCTCGACCGCGATCGCGACGTCGGTCGGGTCCTGGCGAACAAAGGACGGCGAGAACCGCGCGGTGATCTCGCGCAGCGGGGCGACGCTGTCGGGTTCGACCTCCGAGCGGTCCAGCTGGCGGTCGATTTCATAAATCAGCTGCAACCAGATTTCGGTCGCATCGTCGGCGACGAAGTTTGGATAACCCCGGACGCGCCAGCCGGCGGCAAAGGATTGCGTCACGGGTCCCATGCCTGCCCCAGATAACCCCGGACGCACCAGCCGGCGGCAAAGGATTGCGTCACGGGTCCCATGCCTGCCCCAGATAACCCCGGACGCGCCAGCCGGCGGCAAAGGATTGCGTCACGGGTCCCATGCCTGCCCTAGAGAGCTTTCCAGCTGGCGCTGCTGATTGGGTTGCGAGGACGGATACTGGAATTCGGTCGTCTCGACAAATTCGAGGGCGAAATTCGCGATCCGCAGGTTTGCGCCTTCGCTCAATTCGTATTTGTCGACAAGGACCTTGTGTTCCCCAAGGTAGGGATGCCGCAGCTGTCCGGGCCCGGCCGCCTCGAGCGCATCGAGCAACGCGTCGCGCTGCGTTTCCCAGGCGTCGCCGATGACGTGCGCTTCGAATTTGTAGCGGCGGCCGCGGCGGCCCAAATCTTCGGCGAGCGGTTCGTCGCGCAGCGGATATTCGTGGAATTCGTGGCGGCGTCCGCCCGACAGGTCGTAGCCTCCGAGACGGAACGGCACGTCGCGGAAATACCCGATCCGCGACCGCACGCCCCCGGCACCGGCAAACGACTGCATCGGTTAGCGTCCCCCCTCAGTAGCTCGCGGCGGCGGCGGCGGACCCCGCATAATCAGTCGCGAGATTGACGTCCATATTGCCCCCAGACTGGACGGACGCGCGCATCCCGGCCGGCGCGTTGGCAAAGCGCACGTCCATCCCGGCGTGAACCTCTTGTGTCCCGCCTGCAGCTGCGGCGACGGCAGGCATTTGCGGCATGACCGCGGGTCCGGTCGGGGCGCCGGCAGGCGCTGCCCCGCCACCGCCGCCGAGCCAGCCCGGCAGCGAGGAAAAGAACCCGCCGATCTTACCGACGGCATTCGACAGGAACGCGGTCAGCTGGTTCCATTTCTGCATGATCCAGTCGATCGGCCCGGTCAGAAAGCGCCTCAAATCGTCCGGGATCGAGGACAGTGGCGACGTGAAATCCGGGGCCCAGCTTTTGACCCATCCGGATATTCCGCTGAACCCGCTTTTGACGGGCGTCCAGACGTCCGCTTGGAAGCGATCGCTGAGCCCGCCCCAGGCGGTCGCGATGTCGTCCGATTTGAATTCCGGAAGCCAGCCCTTCACCCAGGTCCCGAGATCGCTGAACGTCGATTTGACGGGTGTCCAGACGTTCGATTGAAAGCGCTCACTGAGCCCGCCCCAGGCGGTCGTGATGTCGTCCGATTTGAATTCTGGGAGCCAGCCTTTGAACCAGGTTCCGAGATCGCGGAAGGTGCCCTCGACCTGCGGCCACAAGTCCGTCGAGAACCATGCGGGCATGTCGCCCCATTCCTGTTCGATAGGTGCCCAATCGAAATCGCCGAACCAGCTGCCCAACCAGGACGAGGCGGCATTGAAGCCACCCTTGACCTCGGCCCAGACATTGTCGAATTCGTCGCCGATCCCAGATCCGGCGTCGGCGATGTTGCTGGCGACCAAGCCAACGCCCCACCGCGTGCTGTCGGCGAGCTCGCCCCAGATCGTGCCGGCGTTCGACGTGATCCCCTCCCAGACCTCCCCCCACGATTTGGGCGCGTCCGCGGCGGCCTCTTTGATGTTGGCGGCGACAAGGTTCGCGCCCTTGGTGATCGTGGCGCCGGCGTCGTCCCAGGCTTTCGCGATCGTCTCGCGTTCCTGATAGATCGAATAACCGAGGAAACCCATCGCAAGCGCGATCGCGATGATGGCGGCGCCGACCGGGTTCGCTAGTAGCGCGACCCATAGTCCCTTGAACGCGGCGGCGATCCCAAATAGCGCCGTGATGACTTTGGGCGCGACAAGTCCGGTAAACACCAGCAGGACCGCGTTGCCCTCGCCGATCGTCGCGCTGAGCGTCTTCCAGGCGGGTCCGAGCACGGATTTGACGATCGGGACGACGCGGTTTTTGATGATCTCGTAAAACGCTTTCAGCCCCTCGCCCAGGCCGCGCACGGCGGGCGTGATCGTGTCGGCGAGCCATTTCCGGTTCGCGGTCAGCCATCCGTCCATCCCTTTCGCCGCTCCGTCCATTCCAGGCAGCAATTCTTTGAGGATCGAAAAAGCGAGCGCTTTTCCGTGTTGTTTCATCTTCGTCATCGTGTCGCCGAAGCCCTTGGCGGCTTTCGCGGTGTCGTCGTCCATCACCGCGGCGTCTTTGCCAAGTTCGCGAATGCCGCCGCTGCCCTCCTCCAGGAACGCGATCATTTCCGCGGCGGATTTACCCAGCAGCTTTTCAGCGAGTGCTGCTTTCAGGACGGGATCGCGCATCTTTGCGACAGCGTCGGAAATCCGATTGAAAATCTGCTCCGCGCTCATGTTGCGCAGGTCCGCGGCGCGCAGTCCGATCGATCCAAAGGCGGCGACCAATTGCTTGTTGCCGCTGCGACCCCCGGCGATCGCCTTGTTCAGTTTGACGATCGAGCTATTGAACGATCCGGTGTCGACGCCGCTTTGTTCGGCGGCATATCCGTAACGCTGCAAACTTTCGATCGACCAGCCGGTCTGGCGGTTCAGCTTAACGAGTTCGCCACCGAGCCCGATCGACGACGCGGTCAGTGAGACGATCCCGACCCCAGCCCCGATCGTCGCCAGGCGGGCAAAGGGCGAGATCGTCGAGGCGACGGCATTGCGCAAGTTCCCGAATGATCGGCCGACATTGGCGGCGGCGGCCCCGATCTTGTCGAGGCCGGCGGATCGCGCGATCGCGGCAGGCGCCGCGGCCAGGGCGCGCATCTTCGCAGTCGCTTCGCCAATCCCCCGGTTGATGTTTTTGATCGGCGCGGTAAAGCGATCCGTCAGCGATGCTATGACCCGGAAACCGGGATCGCGCCCGCGCGCCATCGATCAGAACCGCCCGCGCCGTGCGTTGCGCAGTTCGACGCGGCTGATGTGGTTCAGCCGTCGAAGCCAAAACAGGATCGCGTCCAGGTCCATCGCATCTAATTCCGAGGGCTGGAATCCGAAACGATACGCAAGCCATCCAAGGACTTCGACGGCGTCCGAGGGACCTTCGACATGACCTCGGACAGCAGGTCGTTAAGCGCATCGAGATCGGGCCACAGCATTTCGTCGAAAACCCCGATCGGCACCCCGGACAGCTTCGACAGCATCGCGAATTGCTTGTCCGTGTCGGTCACATATTCGGCGATCTCGCGGATTTCGCGGCCCCGCGGCGTGCGCAATCTGATCTCGGTATAGGTTTGCCCGTCGAAGGTGACGGGATCGGCGAGGACGAGCGACGCGGTGCGTTCCGGCATCGGTTCAACTCCGGTAGCATTCATGGCCTTCAAAGCGGACCGTCACGGTTCCCTCGAGCGCGTCGAGTTCGCTGTCCGCCGCTTTCCAGGCATTGCGCAATGTCCAGGTTTCGCCATTGCCGAGCGAAGCGGTGATCGTCGAATTGACGATTTGATCCAGTTCCTCGATCGAGAAAAACTGCGGCCGGTTCGAAATCTCGGCCTCGATGTAAGGGACATGGTTCGCTGCGGTGTAACCATGCACCCCGTCAGGCCCGCCGACGCCCGTGCGGGTCCAAAGGTTAGGGCTGATCGTCAGGGTTCCGCGGACGGACAGTTGGCGTCCGTCGACCTTGATCGAGCCCACACCGCCAATATGATTCGGGTCGGCCATTGTCTTGTCCTCTCACGCCCAAGCGAGTAAAAAGCCCTCGGTGTACGTGAGAAGTCGGAAATTTGGGGTCCGGTTCGGCCGGACCCCTTTTTTTGCGCCAGTACTCCCGGTTATGCCGCTTCGACGGATATCGTCCGCAACTTGAACTGCGTCAGGGCGGCGAAAATTCTCAGTTGATTGACAAGGTCCGGCGGCAATAGCGCATCGACCCGGTTCGGGTCCTGCGCGTTGCGCTCGATGATCAGGTTCGCTTTGAACGCAGTCATGTTTTCCATGATCCCAGCGACCTCGAGTTCGCCATAGGCGGCGATCATCTCTGAGCGGATGATCGCGGGCGTCACGATTGCCTGGCCGGCGCCAAAGCGTGTGTCGTCATTGGCGAGCTTGTGGCGCGGGAATTTCGTCAGGATGCGCTGCCGCATGAACCGGTTGAAATAGGCCAGCGTGAACAGCGTCTCGACATCGAGATAGCTGTTATCCGGCGCACCCCAGACGTTGCGCTGATAGGTCGTGATCGAGCGATCGATCCGGATTATGCCGCCAGCGTCGACATAGGTGCAGGCGATCCCGTCGAAGTACAGCGTTTGGCGATCGAGGATGTCGAAGCGGCGTTCGGCCGGCGGCGGCAGGATCCCGAGCAATGGCAGGCTCTGCACCGGGCGGGCGGGATCGACAACCAGCGATCCGGCGCATTGCCCGGTCCAGGCGGCGGAAATCTCGCAGGGCGGGGCCGGGCATTCGTCCATCCCACCGACGGTCACATGCTGATCGTTGCGCGTGTTGCCAAAGGTTGCGAGCGCGGCAAAGGTCGCATCGCGATAGGCAAAGGCGTGCCCATACAGCTGGGCCTGCCAGGACCAGCGTCCGGTAATGTCGTTAAAGAGTTCGGACAACGCATCGAGCGACCCGCCGTCCGACCACGGACACGAAATGTAGTCGAACAGTTCGTCGCCCAGGTTGCTGAGCAGAGTGTCGAGGTTTGGGACCCCGTTCGCCCCGGTCATCGGGAAGGCTGTCACGGTCAGACCGGCCGGGATGATCTCGCCATAGGCGGGCCCGCGATAGGCAACGGCGAGGCTAAGTTCTCCAGCGACCCCCGGATTGATCGAAGTCACGACCGCGCGCGGATTGGCACTGCCGGCGGCTCCCTGTTGCAGCGAGGCGCCGGTGGCGGCAGTCAAAAACAGCAACCCGGAAATATCGGTCCCATCCGCGGGCGGCTCGGCGAAATCGAGGGTCGCGGCCTCACCCGTCGCCGTCGTCGACAGGCTAAAATGACCCGTCGTACCGGCATTCCAGGCAAACGTTATTCCCGGCGCGAGCGCGGTCTGGATCAGCGCGGCGCAGGCGGCAAGCGTCGCGGCTCCGGCGAAATCGATCTCCCCGGTATCACGCGAGGCACCGCTGACCGACACGGCGAAAGCACCGTCGGAGATCGCCTGCAGCGCAGACAACAATGTGCCCTGGCCGGCAGTGAGGAACGACCCCGATCTCAGGGTCGCCGCGGTCGGGATGGCGGGACCGCCCCCGGCGGTCGCGGTCGCGGTCGCACCGATCGCGGGGTCGGTATTGATCGCCTCGACCATCGCCTCGACGACATCCTCGTCGCTCATTCCCGCAGAGACATAGACCCGGATCAGGCGGCCCCCAATGTAGAGCGGGATCGTTCCGCCCTGCATCGCGTCACCACCAACCTCGAAGCGTCCGACCCCTGCGGTGTATCCGGTTTCGGGCGCGGCGATGATCCACAGCGGGACGGATTGATTGTTGCGGAAATACGCCCCGGCGGCGCGCGCGAGCGCAGACCCGACCCCGCATTGCCCGTCGGCGTCGAAGGGGCTGCGGATGCGCGTCAGGCGGTTGACCTCAAGCGGACCGCGCGCCGGATCGTGCGTCCCCAGCAGCAACGCATAGGTGATTTCCTGATAGGATGCGGCCTGCGACGGGTCGATCTCGAAATAGGCGAGCGGGACGCGCAGGTTCCCCGGAATGTTGTTGAAACTGATCGCCATCGGTCATTCCCCCTTTTTCGGTGGCGGAGTGATCCGCTCACAGTCGCCGGTCGCGATCCGGCGCTCGTAGTAAATCCGGTGGCGTCTGATTTCCTGCCCTTCCGGACGCAGCGGCTGCCCGGTCGTCGGGTCGCGCACCAGATAGCCCTCGCGCGGTCGGACAAAGAGACGCGGCCCATCCTCGCGCAGTGGCGCGCCGCGTTCCGGGCGCAATGGATGAAATGTCATTTCGGCTTGTCCTCTGGTTTGCGCGGTAGCTGTCCTGGCGCAGGCGGCGGCGGGATCGTGTCGAGATTGTCGAGGGTAAAGCGCGCCTCGATGCGCCCTTCCGGCCCGGTTCCCCACGGCGGCGGCCCCGCACGCGAGGCGGCATATTCCTGGTATTCTTCGGAAGGCGGCAATCCCGGATCGTGCGGGTCGATCGCGTCGACGATCGCGTTGATGCCCTTGAACGCGGGCAACGGATCGAATTGTTCCTCAGTCTCGCCATCGCATTCGTCGATTTGCGTCCGCGTCATGAAGGTGAACCGCCAGATCGTGACGTCGCGGCTGATCCCGATACAGCTGGAACCGCCATAAGAAAAGAGCGTGTAACCTGTCGTCGGACTCCAGTTGAATATCGCTTTAAAGATGGCGCGGCGGATCGCGGGAATCGTCATTGCTGGCGCTTGGCCGCGGATTTCTTCGTGCGCGGCAAGCTTGACCAGGATCGCCCAGGTTTCCGTCACCCATTGCACGTTCTCGTTAATCGCGTCGGAGGGGGCGGCGCTATCGCCGATATAGGCGACATAAGCGCAAG